TAGTGAGTGGCGTACCCCCGAGGTACAGTCAAATGGTGCTGAGTTACTTCACAGTTTACACCCTGACTTTGTTAAGGTAGTAGAGAAAGAAACTAAAACAGCATGGGGTGGTACTATACGTAAGGACGTAAACGTACAATGGAAAAGAGCGTATAACAGTGGTATAAATAAACAATCAGGAGAATTATTTTAATGGACGTATTAAATTGTAGAAATGTAAATGACGGCTTTATCAAAGCTATGGATATGTTGTCTTTTGATCAAGGTGACATAACAGAGAGTAGAGCAGGTAATGTTATAGAGCATCCAGTTGCCGTATCAACGGTATATGAAAAACCTTGGGAGAGAGTACTGTTTGAAGAAGTACGTGACGCTAACCCTTTCTTTCATTTTATGGAAGGTTTATGGATGTTATCTGGGCGTAATGACTTAGAGTTTGTTAAGCAGTATAATCAGCGTATGTCTGAATACAGCGACGACGGTAAAACATTACACGGTGCTTACGGTTGGAGATGGATAGACTATTTCCGTAAAGGTAACAGTGCTGCGTTCACTAGAATTAATCAATTAGACATCATTATTGAAAGACTAAAGAATGATCCTACCGATAGAAGATGCGTACTACAGATGTGGGATCCCGTAGAAGACTTAGACCGTGAGGGCGTAGATGTACCTTGTAACACTAGTATTTATTTTAAGATACGTAATAACAGGTTATTAATGACAGTCTGTTGTAGGTCTAACGATGCTATCTGGGGCACATTCGGGGCTAACGTAGTACATATGTCTATGTTACAAGAATACGTAGCTAGTGCTATAGATGTAGAAATAGGTGAGTACACTCAAGTTAGTGATAGTTTTCATGCGTACACTAAAGTCTTTGAAGAAATGCATTCTAGGTTAGAAGAGTCTGACTCTTTTGACTACTACTCAATGAAGCATTTTGAGAACCCGTATGATAATAAATCCATTAATAATTTCCCTATGTTCAATAGCGATAACATAGATGACTGGAACGTAGACCTACATAGATTCTTAGAGCGTAAGCCTTTTGAAGCTGTAGAGTTTAATGATGTGTTTTTTAGTGGCGTGGCTGTACCTTTACAGGATGCTTGGTTTTTACATAAACAAGGAGAAACTGATGACGCTATGTCAGAAGTACAAAACTGTCTAGCTACAGACTGGGCTAATGCAGGGTTTGACTGGTTACTAAGGAGAGCAAAGTGAGTGGTCAAATATATCAGTGGTCATACAGTAGACTAGGTACTTTTGAAAAGTGTCCTAAGAAAGCACACTATGCTTATGTTAAGCGTATTAAAGAGCCTGGGAATAAAGCTATGGATAGGGGTAAGGATATTCATACTCTGTGTGAGGATTATATAAGGGGTCGATTTGATGAGATACCTAAAGAACTAGCAGACTTTGAAGAAGCCTTTGATGCATTAAAAGACCTTCACCTTAAAAGTTATGTAACCTGTGAGGGCGACTGGGCTTTTGATAAAGACTGGAAGCCAGCACCATGGTTCGGTGAAACTACATGGGGTAGGGCTAAAGTAGATGCGTTTGTACATATTGACGGTACAGATACCGCTAGAGTTATAGACTTTAAAACAGGTAGATACGACGGTAACCAAGAAGTACATAGAGAGCAGTGTGAGTTATATGGGGCAGTAGTACTAGAACGTATGCCTGAAATTAAAACCATAACTACTGAGCTCTGGTACTTAGACCATGGTAAGATTGATAGGTATGAGTATAGTGCTGAAAATATAGTACATAAACAAAAGAAATTAAATGACAGAGCCGTAGCTATGACCGAGGCTACAGAGTTTCCAGCTAAACCTAGTACGTTTGGTTGTAAGTGGTGTTATTTCGGTAAGGAGAAAATGTGTGATGACAGATATGAATGATCTATTCAATATGATACGTGGTGGTGCTATTAAGCGTTACCACACTTTAGAAACTATAGGTGAGCAGTCAGTAGCTTCTCACTCTTGGGGCGTAGCTATGATACTACAGTATCTTGACCCTAACGTAAGTAAGGAAGCTATATTAAGAGCTTTAACTCATGACGTAGCTGAACTGTTTACCGGTGATATACCAGCACCAGTTAAGTGGGCTAACCCTGACTTAGTTGAAGTATTAAAAAGGATAGAAACTAAATACGAAGACAGTATAGGTATCAGTTACAAGCTGAGCCGTGCTGAAAGTAAGCTAGGTAAACAAGCGGATATGTTTGAGTTATTAGTTTTTTGTGTACGCCAAAGGCGTCTAGGGAATACTAATATGAACGAGGTATTTAGTAACGGTGTGGAGTATTTAGCTTCAGATAAATTAAACGAAAGAGGTAAGCATTTACTTGGCTACCTCACTAAGATATACGGAGGTATATAAAATGGCAGGTAGTAATTTTGACTTTATAGGTAAGTTAGCTAAAAGTGATGTAGAAGCTTTAGAGATAGCCCAGGAAAGTTATGGAGATAGTTGGCGTTTGAGGGGTGGGGTAGGTGCTTTTATGATGCTCGCCCGTAAGTGGGATAGGATAGAGAATCAAGTTAGTTCTGATAACTATGACATATTTAAAACTATTAAACAAGACCCTAGTAGTGACGGCATATTAGATGACATACGTGACTTACGTAGATATTTATTGTTAGTCGAAGGGCATTTAGCTAGTAATGATTAAGGGCATAACATTTGGTGCTTTTGATTTATTCCATGCTGGTCATATACTTATGTTAGCTGAGGCTAAAACGGTGTGTGATCACCTAACCGTATGTATTCAAAAAGACCCTAGTATAGATAGACCTAAGAAAAACACACCAATACAAAACATAGTTGAAAGACAGATTCAAGTTAAGGCGTGTAGATATGTTGACGACATACTAGTTTACGAAAGAGAAGACGACCTACTTAATATATTAAGGGGCGTACAGTGGGACATAAGAATAATAGGTGACGAGTATTACAAGAAACCTTTTTCCGGACGTAAAGAGTTCGGTATTAAAAAAGTACACTTTAATAAACGAGCACATCAGTTTAGCTCAACCGAGTTAAGGAATAGAGTATGCCGAGACAAGTAAGTTTATTTTTGCCTGAGGTGGATTGGACACCCCCGAGTAGTCTACCTGACCTGAGTGGATACAGTGAAGTAGCTATAGACCTAGAGACCTATGACCCATTATTAATGTCTCATGGTCCATCTTGGGCATTCCCAGACGCTGGTTATATCACAGGTATAGCCATAGCCACTAAAGACTTTAGTTTATATTTTCCTATACAGCACGAGGGTGGTGGTAACTTGGATAAAAACCTAGTTATCAAATGGATGACTAAACAGATGAGTTACGGTAACGACAAAGTATTCCATAATTCTTTATACGATATGGGTTGGCTTAAACGCTATGGTATAGAAGTCAAAGGTAAGATACAAGACACTATGTTCGCTGCTCCTTTAATAGATGAGAATCAATATAGTTACTCATTAAATAATCTAGGTAAAAAATATTGTGGTGAGAATAAAGATGAAACTTTACTTACTCAAGCAGCAGAAGCTTATGGGTTAAATCCTAAGAGTGAGATGTATAAGTTACCCGCTAGGTATGTTGGTCCATACGGTGAGCAAGACGCAGCACTTACCTTAAAGTTATGGGGAGTATTTAAAGAGTTACTTAAAGCAGAAAACGTTACCAAGATATATGACTTAGAGACTGCTCTAATACCTATCTTACTTGACATGAGATATAAAGGCGTACCTGTTGACCTTGACGTAGCAGAAAGGGTGAGTAAAAAACTAAAGAAAGAAGAAGACACCATACTAACTTCTATCCATAAAGAGTTCGGTATGAAGCCTGACCTATGGGCAGCACAGTCTATAGCTACAGTATTTGATAGGGCAGGATTAAGCTACCCACGTACACCTAAGACTAACGCACCATCTTTTGCTGGTGACTGGTTAGAAGCTCATGACCATAAGTTAGCTAATAACATAGTAAGAGCACGTAAGCTAAATAAAGCTAGGACTACCTTTATAGATAAGATGATACTAGAGCATAGTGTGGGTGGTAGAATACATGGAGAACTTCATCCTTTACGTAGTGACCGTGGTGGTACAGTAACAGGTAGGTTCAGTAGTAGTAACCCTAACTTACAACAAGTACCCGCTCGTAATGAGGATATTGGTCCATTAATTCGTAGTATCTTTATACCTGAAAAAGACCATTACTGGGGTTGCTTTGATTACTCTCAGCAAGAACCTAGACTAACAGTACATTACGCTTCAGCTACCGAGCAAGAAGGGGCAGAAGAAGCAGTTGATGCTTACCGTAATAGGGATGCTGACTTTCATCAGGTAGTAGCAGATATGGCTAACATAAGCCGTAAAGAAGCTAAGATAATTAACTTAGGGCTAAGTTACGGGATGGGTAAAGATAAGCTAGTAAAACAGCTAGACCTATCTATGCAGGAAGCAGAGTTACTATTTGATACCTATCATAAAAGAGTACCTTTTATCAAGGGGTTACGTGATCAATGTGCTAGGCTTGGGGCTAACCGTGGATATATAACCACTATAGCTGGGCGTAAATGTAGGTTTAATCTTTACGAGCCTATGAATGATAGACAACCAGCCTACCCTTATGAAAAAGCTGTTACTGAGTATGGTAGTCAAGTTAAAAGAGCTTTTACCTATAAAGCTATGAATAGATTAATACAAGGCTCAGCAGCAGATATGACTAAGCAAGCAATGATTGACTTGTACAAAGAAGGTATTTTACCACATACCCAAGTACACGATGAATTAGATATTTCAGTTACCGACCCTGACCAGTGTGAACTTATCATGCAGGTAATGGCGGACTGTACACCTTTATGTGTTCCCAATAAAGTTGATGCAGAAATAGGTAGAAGTTGGGGAGAAGCAACAGTTCATTATAAGGAGTTTTTTAAATGAGTAGACGTATAGAAAAAGAAGAGATGTATTCTGAAATAGTCATGAGTTCAAAGGAAGGTAAGACTCTTGAGGAAATAGGATACGAGTTTGGTGTTACTAAAGCACGTGCATGGCAGATTGTTAGGTTCAGTGAATTAGGAGACGGTGACTATTACACTGGGTATAAAATGTTTATGGATAAAAAAGCAGAGATATATACCAAGAAAGATACCACCAGTAAAGAAAGAAGCCAGGAACTTAGAGGCTGGTTAAATTCAAAGAACGTTAGGCTAATAAAAGGTAAGTACGACGATCAACCTAGCTGGTAACTTTAATTAGACTATGCTAGTATTGACTAGCGACCTATAGTTTAATTAATATAGTTAATTTAAAGGAGAAAACTATGTTAGAATTAAACGGTGAGGTTT